GATGAGTTTGATTATATGACTCACAACGCACAAGCTATCTTAAGAAACTTAATGGAAACATTTTCAGCACATTGCCGTTTCATTTTAACTTGTAACTATGTTGAGAAAGTAATTGAACCAATTCAAAGTAGATGTCAATCATTTCAGATTGTACCTCCAACTAAAAAAGATGTTGCAATGCAAATTAGCAAAATCCTAAAGAATGAGGAGATTGAATTTGAAGTTAAGGATTTAGTTCCAATCATTGACGCAGCTTATCCTGATATTCGTAAAGTTATTAATACTTGCCAATTGAACTCAATCAAAGGTAAGTTGAAAGTGGATGTACAAAATCTATTAGAAAATGATTACAAAAATAAAATTATTGATATCTTAAAATCTTCGGATGATAAGAGAAATAAGTATATGAAAGTAAGACAGGCTCTTATTGATTCTAAAGTTACGGACTTTACCGATTTATATACAATGTTATATGATAAGGTAGATGAGTATGGTGGAGAGAACACAGCTAACATCATTCTTTTATTAGGAGATGGTGTAAGTAAATCAGCAGTAGCAATTGATAAAGAAATTATCGCAGCAGCTACATTAATTCAAATATTAAATATTATTTAACATGGCTAACATTTTAGGAGCAGGTGGGCAACCAATCGCACCACAAGAAGAAAAAGCAATTCCATTGGAGAAAACAACCCCAATCGCATGTAAGAAATGCGGTGGTGAAATTTTCGTACAAGGGTTTGCCATCTAAACGCAATTACGGATAAGAAAGACCCAAAGTATTGGGATACACTTGATGAGAGTGATAAAAAGACATGGAGTAACTATATGATACTCCGTTTTCTTTCTATGAAACCTGAGTGGATAGAATTGATTGCAGATATACAACCTTATATTCAGGAGGCACCGCCTAAAGCGATGTACTTGTGTTTGATAGGATTGATACCTAAGACAAGAGCATTTCTGAAATATATGAAACCAGCTTCATCTGAAAAGTATGAAGATTGGATTGTTAAATTAGTAGCGCAATTCTATGAGGTATCTGAAACTGAATCAGAAGATTATCTTAAAATCCTTTATGAAACTACCAGCGGTAAGATGCATATTAAGGAAATTGCAGAGAATTATGGTACTGACCCTAAGCAAATTACTAAGTTAAAACTGAAAGTTTAATTTGGTTTACTCGGGTATTTTTCGTATCTTTATACAATAAAACAACATAATGGCTAAAGTATCATTTTCGCAATATAGTATGTGGAGTTCATGTCCACATCAATACAAATTAAACTACATAGATAAGTTAGGAGAAAGTTCTTCTAACATCCATACAATCTTTGGAACTGCTATGCATGAAACAATTCAACACTACCTATCGGTTATGTATGGTGTTTCTAAAAAGCAGGCAGATGAAATCAACAAAGATAAACTCTTATTGGAAAGAATGAGAGAAGCTTATAAAAGTGAAGTTGAAAAAATGAGTGAGGGTACTCCTTGTACTCAAATTGAATTGGAAGAATTTTATGGAGATGGTAGACGAATCTTAGCTTGGTTGGATAAGCACATGCACAAATTCTATTCAAAAAGTGGATATGAATTAGTAGGTATTGAGATTCCATTAAACGCAACTATTAAGACAGGTGTACACTTTATTGGATTCATCGATATTGTACTTAGAGATTTGGCAGAGAATTCAATTATCATTATTGACCTTAAGACATCTACGATGGGATGGAATCAGTATCAGAAAGCTGATAAGATGAAGAATTCCCAAATTCTTTTATATAAAAAATACTATTCTGAATTATTTAATATTCCATTATCTAAGATTAGAGTAGAATATCAAATCCTTCGTAGGAAGTTGCCGGAAGATTCCGCATTTCCAATACCACACGTATCAAAGCATGTTCCAGCACATGGAGCACCATCAGTTACTAAAGTATATGATGAGTTTATGGCATTCATCAATGCAGTGTTTGATGATGAGGGTAAGCATAGAGATATGGATTATCCAAAAGTACCAGGTCCAGCAAAAAAGAATTGTAAATTTTGTGAATTTGGAAACAGGGGAATATGCGATAAAAAGGCTACAAAATAATTTTTCAAAAATTATTGGTTTTTTATTTTTTAATATACTTATATATACAAATATATAAACCGATAATATAATGAATCAAGAAAACACAAAACTAACAACTGTGAAAATATTGAAAGATGTATATTCATCATTTAAGAAAGTATCCTTTGACTCTGATGTAACACTTCAAAAACTAGTCAACAGAACAGTTGAGAGATACGTGTCAGATGATGAATTTAGAAAAGAAATGAATGAATATCTAAAACTACAAATTTCAGGTTCACAATTTTTTTAGATGTAAGTGAAGATATTCAAAAGAACTATGGTGTACCAGATGCTAGTTTGAAAATTCTTCCTTGGAATGGTTATGGTAATGCAGATTTGGTTAGACAACTAATTAATTCAGAACAACCAGACGCTATCTTACACTTTACTGACCCTCGTTATTGGACATGGTTATATGATATCGAACACGAAATCAGACAAAATGTTCCAATCTTATTCTACGCAATTTGGGATGATTTACCAGACCCATTATACAATCGTAACTACTATGAGAGTTGTGATTGGATTGGTTGCATCTCTCGTCAAACGTATGGTATTATCAAAAGATTATCGGCATTAGATACAAAACCAACTTGGAAACCAAAAGCAGATTGGCAGGTAAGTTATGTACCACATGGTATTAATACTGATATCTATAAACCAATTGAAGTACCTGCGGATTATCGTAAGGAGATTTTAGGTGGTAAGGATTATGATTTTGTTCTATATTGGAGTAATCGTAATATCCGTAGAAAACAACCAGCTGATGTTATTGTAGCATTCCAAAAGTTTTGTGATAGGATTGGTAAGGAGAAAGCAGATAAATGTGTATTAGTAATGCACACACAACCTGTTGATGAGAACGGAACTGATTTACCAGCAGTAATTGATGCGGTAGCACCTAATTGTAATATCATATTTTCTGAAAAGAGAAGATTGCAACATGAATTGAATTACAATTATAATATAGCAGATGCAACAATTAATATTGCTAACAACGAAGGGTTTGGATTAGCAACCGCAGAATCTATAATGGCTGGAACTCCTATCATTGTAAACGTAACAGGTGGATTGCAAGACCAATGTGGATTTGAAGTTGATGGTAAACTATTAACTGCAGATGATTACATTAAGATTGGTTCACTTCATCAATGGAGAGAGTGGGAAGGTAAGGCTAAACCTGGTCCTTGGGCAGTGCCTGTATGGAGTAGAGCATTAGCATTAGCAGGTTCAGTACCAACACCTTATATTTGGGATGATAGAGTTGATATAGAGGATGTTGCTGAAGCAATTGAGAAAATGTACAACACACCAAAAGAAGTCCGTAAAGCAAACGCATTAGTAGGTAGAGAGGCATTCATTGGTGAGATGGGATTAACACATACAAATATGTGTCAACAATTAGAAAACGGAATCGAATCGGTTTTCGAAAATTGGAAACCAAGAGAAAGATTCGAAGTATTCAAAATTAAATAAGTTATATAAATGAAACCAACATTAGTATTTCAAGGACCTATATTTACACGTAGTGGCTACGGAGACCATTGTAGAGATTTAATGAAATCCATACGAAAGATGGATAAGTATGATATTAAGATTATACCATTGAGATGGGGTAACACTCCACAAAATCAAGTAGATGGTTCATCTGAATTTGGTAGATGGATGTTAGAGAGAGTAATCGGAGAAGTAGCTGAAAAGCCTGATGTGTTTATGCAAGTTTCAGTAGCAAATGAATTTACACCAAAAGGACATTACAATATTGGTGTAACTGCTGGTGTTGAAACTACAATAGCACCAAAAGATTTTATTGATGGTTCTAACAAAGAAGTTCTTTTTGAAGGAGTTGATACTGAAATATTTTCTAAGGGAAGTGGTAATGATGTATTAGCAAATGTAAAAGAAGATTTTTGTTTCCTAATTGTAGGACATTGGTTGAAAGGTTCTTTAGGACAGGATAGAAAAGATATTGGTATGGCAATTAAAACATTTGCTACGGTATTTCAATATCTACCAAAAGATAAAAGACCTGCATTGGTTGTTAAAACATCGCATGCTGGATTTAGTGTGATTGATAGAGAAGAAACTCGTAAAAAAATAGATGATGTTATTAAATCATTTGGAGATAAGTGTCCATCTATTTATTTGATACATGGAGATATGGAAGAAAGTGATATGAGTAATTTATATCATCACCCAAAAGTTAAAGCAATGATTTCATTTGCTAAAGGTGAAGGATATGGTAGACCAATGGCTGAGTTTACCCTAACAGGTAAACCAATTATAGCTAGTGGTTGGAGTGGACAAATGGATTTTTTACCAACAGAACATGCAGTTTTATTGGAAGGTAGTTTAACTGCAGTAGATGAATCGGCAGCTGACCAATTTTGTATGAAAGAAGCACAATGGTTTAGTGTAAATTATTCATCAGCTGCTAATAAAATTTATGATGTATATAACAAATATGATTCTTATTTGGAAAAATCAAAAGGTTTAAGAGAAAATACTCTAAAAAACTTTACATTAGAAAAAATGCATGATAAATTTACTGAAATATTAGATACTTATGTAAGGAAACAACCTCAATATGTTCCATTCAATGTTCCAAAAGTGAATAGTTCTAAAATGCAAATACCTAAGTTAAATAAAATTGGATAATGCCATTTACTTTAGAATATGATAAATTAGTAGAATCCGAAAAGGGTATATCTAAAACAACATTAAGGCCAAGAAATCTATATAGGATTAACTCATACAAATACGCAGATGGTACTACTAAAAGTTTAACTGGTGTAACATCATCTATCGTATTTGTATTTGGAGTTACAAATGATAAGGTATTTTGTGTTAAAGCTAACGATGTTAGACCTGAAAAGTTTTTTGAATGGCTTAAAACTCTACTTGTTAAGAATCTAAAAAATTGGGATGATGTAAAACTAATGGAGGAAAATATAATTTTAGCGGATAAGCCCGGTAAATCAATATTTAACTCATATATAAAAGGAAAGCAGATATACAACCAAAATCCATGTCCATATAGAACATATAACCTAAAAGGTATTATGAATATAGAGCAAATCCAGCTCAAAAAAGACGCTCTTCAAAAGTATCTTTCTTAATCTTAATTATTTTGGTATTTATTTATATTTACTTGTATAACAATTAGAACCATACAAGTATAATATAAAATGGCATTAACTTTACGAACAATCAAAGGAACTCCTCTCACTGCACAGGAGATGGATGATAACCTAACTTATTTAGAGGGCGCAATCCAACAAGGAACGTCTGGAACATCTGGAAAAGATGGTACACAGGGAATATCAGGAACAGGAGGCTCATCTGGAACATCTGGAAAAGATGGTACTCAAGGAGTTTCTGGAACTGGAGGTTCATCTGGCTCGTCTGGTACATCTGGAGTAAGTGGTACTGCTGGTTCGTCTGGCACATCTGGATTGAATGGTGATAAATTCACATCAACATCCAACACATCACATGATATAACAACTGGTTCTAAAACATTTACAATAGCAACTGGTTTACAATGGACTCCCGGTCAGGCTATTGTTATTTCTCAAAACGCATCAAATAAATTAGAAGGTAGTGTAACCACTTATAATAGTGGAACTGGTGAGTTGGTAGTTAATATAACAAC